GAATGTGGACAGTTTACCCATATACCATTGCGTGTTGCACCCATTTTGTGTGGCATGCAAGCAGTATTCGCATGATGCGAAGCAACCAAGCGTAAGCAAGCGAGCATGCAAGCCTGGCAGCGACAAGCGGGCGGTGATGCTTCAGCCCGACAGCAAGCGTGCGGCAGTGGGAGGTACTTGCCTCTCAAAATACCCCTTTCTTGGACCTTTTCCCACCCGCCTGACGCCCATTTATAGTCCTCCTGGCAGCAATTCTTGACGCCGTTGCGGAAGCCTTGACAGCGCGGTGGAGGTGGCCGGTGAATGTGCTACGCTATGAGTAGGCCCTCAACCTAAGCTGCGTCATAGTCCACTGGCCCCACGGCCAAGGAGTGTATGATGCGCTTTCTGACGAAGTTGGCTGGCTGGCTGCGCTGGCTGGAAGACTTCATTTCCCTCGTAAGCGGCCCCGTCCTGGTTGCGGGCCTGTCCATTGGCGTCATCTCCCTGTTGACTGACGGCAAACTGCTTCTCAATGCCCCGGTGCTGCTGTATATTTGGGCGGGCGCCCAAACGGTCGGTGTAGACGCCTACACCGTCGTCGTGTGGGACAATGCGGCCCGCGCCTTCCGTGCCGGGAAGTATGCTGGTGCGGTGGTACTGGCTGCCTTCGGGTGTGTCTTGGCCTACGTCGGGTTTGTGGCGGCGCAAGTCTTTTCCATGCAACAAACCTACGGTATGACCGTCTCCCAGGCGTTAGGCACCCTTGGTATGTCGCCCCTCGCGTGGCTGTACCAGCGCAACGGCCTTGCAATATTCTTGGTTATAGTCTTCGCCGTCACCCGCGCCTACATTGGGCAGGAGACGAAGACGGTCCAACAGCTTGAGGAGGAGGCCCAACTTGAAGAAGCCCGCCTCAAGGTGAAGGCCCGACTCGCCCCGTTGAAGCGGCAGGCGGGCGAGGACTTCGGAGAGAAGGCGGGCAAGTTGTGGCAGCGGGCGAAGGCCAAGGTGACACACCAAGACGAGTCACCCGCCGAAGCGCCCACCCTCACCCTTGTCCCTACGTCCGCCGAAGTGGCTGCCCGCGAATTGTGGCGCCCCGGCATGTCAGGGTATAGGTTGCACCAAACCGCCAAGGCGGCGGGTGTTGCCCTGTCGAAGTCGTCCGCCGACAAGTGGGCGGCTGTCCTGGCGAAAGAAAAGTCCTCGGCTGCCTAATAGTCGGGCGCATGGCCCTAACTCCCCTCGCTTCTTCACCCACCCATTCGCCCCAACTCCCTTCGCTTCCTCCCCCACCTATTCACCCGACTACTCGCCCAACCGGCATAAAACCAGGCGGGGAAGCGTAGTCGGGTGACATAGGCTGACGAACGCTTGCTGCCTAGTCGGGCTATGTAGCCTGACGCTTCCTTGCTACATAGTCGGGTGAATAGTATGATGGGTGACTTGCTGTTTTACAAAGCCTCGGACGCCCTTGAGTGGGTTATTGCTTTGGGCACCGCCGGGCCATTCGCCCACGTCGCCATTGACATAGGCGGGGGAAGGGTAGTCGAAGCGGTGCCGGGTGGTATACGCCTTGGCCCGCCGACTGACAGCCGCCCTATTCGGTACACCACCCGCCCCCTCCCCCTGCGCCTCTCCGGCGCCCTCAACTGGCTGCGCCAACAGGTGGGCCACCCCTACGGCTGGGAAGACATTGTGGGTGACGTACTCCGTGTCTTCGGCCTCCCGGTGCCGTGGTTGCCGCCCTCCAACGCCTACGACTGTAGTGACTTGGCCGTGCGCTTTCTCGCCCACGCCAACCCGCGCCTCGTCGGCCCCCTCGCCCGCAACCCGCGCCTTGTCTCGCCTAACGCTTTAGCAAAACACCTGGGAGTCAAATAACATGGCAAACGCCACCGCGAAGGTGCTGGCCGACGACGTACTCAACTGGGTGAAGGGCACCACCTTCCCCGCCGCCCCGGCCAACCTGTACATCGCCCTCCTCACGGCTGTCCCAACGAAGAATGACGGCACCGGCCTCACCGAAGTCTCTGGAAGTTCTTACGCCCGGCAGGCGGTGGCCTCCTCAGCGTGGGGTGCCATTGCCCTCAATGCTGACAACATCCACGACCAAATAAGCAACTCCAACGCCATCACCTTCCCTGCCGTTACCACGACTTCCTACACCGTGGTTGGTGTCGCCATCTACGACGCCCTGACGGCGGGCAACCTGCTGTGGTACGCCAGCGTGACTTCGCAGGCGGTGGCCGTGGGCAACCAGTACAGCATTGCGGCAGCCGCCCTCGTCCTCGAAATGTAGCCTGGAAGGGGCAATGACATGGCCCTTTCCTACGTGCGTCGGGCGGGCAGCGCCAGTGGCGTCACCACCGTCACCAGCTTCAACGTTCCCATTTCGACGGCCACCACAGGCGGCGACCTCCTCATTGTGACGGTGGGCTGCTGCAACGTCGGTGACACCAACAACGTCAGCAGCATCACCGACACCAAGGGCAATACCTACGTCTCCGGCGGTTTCACCGTTGACCCCGGCCAGAATACGCTGGCGGCGGTGTGGTACTGCGCCAACAGCACCGCCCTCACCACCAGTGACCACCTCACCGTCACCCTCACGTCGGCCCTCCTCGGCTTCGGTCAGCTTTGGAGTGCGAGTGTTGACGAGGCGAGTGGCGCGGCCACCAGCAGCGTCACGGACGGCAGCCAGGGCAAAAACAGCCAAACCGGCGCGACGTGGAACACCGGCACCGGCGTCGCCACCACCAATGCCAATGACCTCCTGTGGGCAGGCTTCTGCACCAACCAGGGCCTTCCCTTCGCCCTTGTCAGTGCCGACAGTGCCCCCAATAGTGGCTGGACGGCCCTCACCCAACTCTCCGGCGGCGGCAACGGGGCGGGTGCGGGCTACAAAATTGTCTCGGCCACCGGCACCGACTACGGCGGCGGCACGGCCACGGCCACCAACAACGGCACCAGTGCCGTCTTCGTCGCCTTCAAGGCGGCGGCTGGTGGCAGCACCGTCAACGGCAGCGCCACGCTGGTTGGGCAGGGTGTCCTAAGTGCCCTGGTTGATGACGCCATCGGCCAAGGCGTCCTCTTGGACGCCCCCAACGTCATCATTGCCCAGGGCCTCTCTCTACAGGGCAACAGCGCCCTTGCCGTCAACGCTCACCCCCTCATGGGCAACGGCGTCCTCACCGTCGCCCCCACCCTCTTGCTGGCCCCGGCCACGGCGCAGGCCAACGGTGCCCTCGCTGTCTCGGCCACCCTGCTGACGGCAGGTGACAGCACCACTGGCAATGGCACACTAGGCGAGTCGGCCCAACTTCTCACGAGTGCCACCCTGGCTGCCAACGCCGCCCAAGCGGAGTCGGCCCGTCTGCTGGCCCCGGCCACCTTGCAGGGCAACGGTGTCCTTGTCGCCACCGGCTTCGCCAACGCGGCCAGCCTTATTGGCAATGGCGTCCTCTCGGTTGCGGCGCGCATCCTTGCGGCGGTTTCCCTCCCCGCCGCGAGTGTCGTCAACGCTGCGGCCACGCTGCTTGCCAACCCGTCCCTGCCGGGTAGTGGGGCCATTGGTGAGGCTGCCGTCATTGACGCCGGGGCCACCCTCCCAGGCAGCGGCAACCTCCAAGCGTCGTCCACCAACAATGTCTTCCTGGTTGCCAACGCGGTGCTGACGGCCACGGCCACCGTCCTGTCCCACGCCTCGGACCAGGCAGCGGGCGTCCTCGACGCGGCAGCCCAGGTGCTTACCCACCCCTCCCTGGTGGGCAACAGCATCCTACTGGCCTTCAAGACGGTCCCGCCCCTCAGCGCGGTTGCCAGCCTTGTCCAAAAGCTGGCGGCTGCCTTCGCGGACGTGGCAAAGCTGGCTGCCACCTTCGCCGCCCCTGTCCTCAAGCTGTCCGCAACATTTGCCAGGAGTGTGTCAGTGGCGAACCCCAACAGCACCATTACCGTCACCATGACGGTGAAGGACAACACTGGCGCGCTGCAAAGCAACCTCTCAGCGGCGGCTGTCACCGTCACCTTCCCTGACGGCAGCACCAGCAGCTTCACCCTCGCGGGCGGGCAAGTGACCAACCTCGGCAGCGGCCAGTACAGCATTACCTACACCACCAAGGGCATAGGTGAGTGCTTAGAGGAGTGGACCTTCACGGCAGCGGACGGGGTGACGAAGGGAGACTTCCGCAATGTCACGCCGGTTTCATACTGACCCCGTAACGGGTGACAAGCTGACGAACCTAGAGTTTGCCACCCGCCAGTTGCAAGTCTTCCTCCGCACCCCCTGGTTCATGGCTGCCTTCAACCTTATTACCCTCGTCTGCCTCCTCCTCGGCTGGCTGGTGGGGTGGAACACCTTTGCCTCCTGGCTGGCCGTCGTCGTGGAGTGGGCGGTGGGCACCTACATGTTTGGGCAAACGGGCAGGGACGCCACCTACATTCGCCGCATTGCCCACCTGGAAGAAGTCAATGAGGCGCAGATGCGCCACTTGGAGGCGTTAGTTGCCCACTCGACACGCGACGCGCCTGGACTTGACGCCCCTCAAGCACAACCCCGTTGCTTTCGCTGAGAAGCTGCTGACCAACCCGGACGGCAGCCCCTTCATTCCGCACACCACGCAGGCCGAAGTCCTCCAAGGCGTGCAGCGTCATACCACCCTCGTCACCGGGCGCCAGTGGGGCAAGAGTGTGGGGCTGGCAGCCTACGCCACCTACTTTGGCACCACCCACGCCAACCGCCAGGTGTATATTTTCGGCCCGACGCTTGACCAAGCCAAAATTATTATGGGCGAAGTCATGCGCTTCTTCCGCAAACCCTCGCCGCTGGCCGTCTTGGTGGACGGCAAAATAAAAGAATTCCCCTTCCCCACCTTCAAGCTGCACAATGGCACCGAGTTTCATGCGCGCGGCGCCAACTCGCCGCAGTACATTCGCGGCCACCGCGCCCACCTGGGTATTGTAGACGAAGCGGCCTTTGTCAAGAATGGGGTCATTGGCGACGCCATTGAACCCATGTTTACGGTGACGGGCCAGGAAGACGGCAGCGCCCTCATCCTCACCAGCACCCCCTTCGGCCAGGGGGAGTTTTACGACGCCATAGAAAGCTGCAAAGCGGGCCAGGGTGCCTACTTCCACTTCACCAGCTTCGACAACCCCTTTGCCGACAAAGCCTTCTTGGAGAGGCAAAAATTACGGTACGGGGAGTATTCTCTCCGCTGGCGCACGGAATATTTGGGCGAGTTTCCTGACAACGACTTGGCCGTGTTTCCCTGGCAGGACATTGAGTGGGCCTACACCCACTACCCCCACACGGACAAAGAGACGGGCCAGCACGACTTCCCGGTGGCCCCGCAGCGCGGCCACAAGTATGTGCAGGGCGTTGACCTCGCCAACCGCAGCGACTTCTTCGTGTCCACCATCCTCGACGTGTCCAACCCCCTCTTGGCTGCCCTGGTGCATATGGACCGTCACCAGCAGAAGGGGTACACCTTCTACAAGCAAGCCATTCGGGCCAACCACCGTGCCTACCACGGTTGTCCCACCCTCCTCGACAGCACGACGCTGGCTGAGAGTGTGGTAGAGGACTTGGCCGACATTGGCGCCGAAGGGTATGCCTTCACCGGCAGCCGTGCCAAGTATGAGGTGGTGCAAGAGTTGGCGCGCATGCTGGCCGAGCATAGGCTGGCGCTGCCCTTCAACCGCGACGTGGTGGATGAATTGCACTACTTCGAGTACGACATTACGCCCTCAAAGGCTGTCCGTATGGAGGCCAAGCGCGGCCATGACGACATTGTAATGTCCCTCGCGCTGGGCGCCCACCAAGCCTTGCTGCCACACGAAGTTGGCCTCTTTCTGCCGGTGGACTTGGGCAAACCCCCCAAGCCTGTCCAGCATGCCGCCACCAAGGGGCGCCCCTACTACGACCCCATTGCGGAATTATTCAGCTTTGATGAAGACTAGGAGACGGCGGTATGCTTATTGAGAAGGCCGTCACCGCTGTCAGCGAGTGGGTACGCAAGGCCAGCCGGGGCAGCCTCTCCAACTATGTCCTCAATGCCCCGCACCAATACGGCCAGCCCTACATTGCCCAGGCCGACGCCCAAAGCCTCATTACCCCGGCGCGCATGCGCGAAGTGGTGTTGAAGACACCCACCTGCGCCGCCGCCGTCAACGCCATTCTCGACTATGCGACGGGCGTGGACATTCAGGTGCGTAACCAGGACGCCACCAAAAAGCCCCCGCAAGCGCAGGTGAAGCGCATTCGCCAACTGCTGCGCCAGCCCAACCCCCAGGACACCCAGCGCGGCTTCCTCTACAAGCTGTTTCGCGACTTGTCCACCCTCGGCTTCGGGGCGGTGGAAATTGAGAGGAATGCGTCCGGCGGTGTCGCCAACCTATGGGTGCTGGACGCGGGGCGCCTCAAGGTGGACTACGACGAACACGGCATCGTCCTGGGCTACGACATGCTGGACGCGCATGGCTACCCCATCGCGGGCGCCGACAAGGTGCATGCGTGGCTGCCAGAGAATGTCATGTGGTTTCAGCGCAGCCCGCAAAGCAACAGCCTCTACCCTTCCTCGCAAATAAGCCAACTCTTTACGGCTGCCGTCCTCGAAGACTACATGCTGGCCTTCATTGGTGGCCGCTTCAATGACAGCAACGTACCCTACGGCGTCTATGACATGGGCGACATTACGCCAGAGGAGTTGAAGAAGGCCGTCGCCCTCTGGAATAGTCAGGCCCAGGCCCAACACCGCATCATGCTGACGGGCAGCAAGAGTGGGGGCAAGTGGACGCCCTTTGGCTACCACCTCAAAGACTTGGAAGCGCCCGCCCTCCTCGAATTAGTCCGCAGCAGCATCATGGGCGTCCTTGGTGTCACCGAGAATGAAATTGGGCAGTCGGAGAACATCAACAAGTCCAATGGGTACAACCTCTCCTACACCTTCAAGAAGCGCGCCATTGAACCCCTGCTGTACGAGGTGTGTGAGACCCTGACGACACGCCTTCTGTGGGAAAACCTTGGCTTCGAGGACGTGGAGTTGTACTACGCTGAAATTGACTCCCGCGACGAATTACTGCAAGCCCAAATAGACGACCTTTACCACAAGATGGGCGTGTGGAGTGTCAACAAAATTCGCAACCGCAAGGGCGAACCCAACGAACCCGGTGGCGACATTCCCATGCTCTTTACGGGCAGCGCCTACATCCCCGTAGGCATGGCAAACGACTTCGCCCTGGCCCAACTCTACGCCCTGTTGGGTGTGGACGCCCAAATGATGCAAGAGGTGCTGCTGGCAAAACAGCAGCTTGAGGGTGGTGGCCCCGCCGCTGGCGACAGCAGCCAATTCCCCCACTTGAAACCCCTGGCCTCGGCGCCCCTCACCCGCGCCATGCAAATGCCGGAGAGGTTTACCACCCCGGACGGCGCGGGCAGCAGCACCGTCAAAGTGAAATTGCCTTCCCCCACTCCACCCAGCCAAGCCCCCCAGGCCGCACGCGGCCCCACTCAAGCCCTACGCAATGCTGGCCTGCGGAAAGAGGACACCCACAAATGAGTATGACAGCGGCAGAGAGGAACAAGGCCGACGCCTACGCCGGGCCGGGCAAGTCCTTTCCTGAGTACACCAGTGGCGCCCACCTAAAAGCGGCCTGGGACTTGGCGGGGCACTCTGCCAACCCAGCGGCCACGCGGGCGCGCATTCGGGCCTTCGCCAAGAAGCACGGCCTCACCGGCAGGCTGCCCAAGACGGCCATGAAGGCCATGAATGCTCCTGGCCGTGACTACGACTCCAATGATGGCGACTGGGACGACGACAATGTAGACAGCGCCGAGGGCACCAGTGCCAGCAACAGCGTCCTGTCCATTCTCTCAGCCAAGCGCACCCACAGCGAGGGCCACCCCATTCAGACGGGGCAGCCCACCGGGCAGGCGACGCGCGGCACACCCAGCACCC